AGTTTTATTTTTTAACTGTTCATATAAAACTGGAATTTCATTAACAATTTCTTCTGAAAGCTTTTGTCCCATTTTTTTTCTTCACCTTTCTATCTTATTTATAATATAATTATATCATATTTTGTTAAAAAAGTCAAGAAAATCGGCTCCATTATAGAATTAATAGAGCCAATTTTTTTATATTCCTGACATAATGTCATCAAGATATTGCGAGGCTTGCGCCGTCCTACTTCTTTCTGTTGTTATTAATTTTACCGTAGCAAACATTTTTGAATAAATAGGTGATTTACGAAGATTAAGTAAGAGTTTAAGTCCATTTTTATTTCTAAAAAGTTGACTATCAGATTGCTTTATGTCTCCATCAAAAAATATTCTAGTACCATCACCGCAACGTGCAATAAGTAATTTAATATGATCTTCAGTAAGATTTTGACTTTCATTTACAATTACAATAGAATCTGTAAAACTTCTTCCTCTAATAAAACCCATTGGTACTATTTCTAATTGTTCCATGGCAATCATATTTTGAACTTTATCAATACCAACTAAATCAATTAGTGGACCTATTTGTCCTTCTATTTTTGATAAAAGTTCTCCTGGAAGCGCACCCAAATCCATCGTATTTTCTGTAAAAGCATTATTAGGAACATATACTATTTTTTTAATATGTCCTTTTTCCAGCTCTTGAATTGCATAATTATTTAAAACAAAAGATTTCCTCTTCTACCGTCTCTTTCGAGATACTTTAACACCAATTTAATGGTCGGAGTAGACTATATCATCTTCACTATTATCCTCAAAAATTTCTCGTGCCAATGAATATTTCCGAGCTAAAGATATTTTACTATCTTTGTATAAAACAGTAGCCAATTGTTTTACTGAATATTGGTCATTAAAACGAACATGATATGCAGAACCATAATTGTTAATTTTTATTGTATTCTTTTTTATTAAAAACATATTACATAATTCTCTAAATTCTTCGCAAATAGACTGATGATAAGAGCAATAGTCTATTCGATATTTTTTTGATTTACCCTCTTGATAAATCGAGCCATCTCCATCTACCAATCCCCTGAGAAAATGATGAAGAAATTCACTTGAGATTTGTGGCAAATGTTTTGTTTTGTAAGTTTTATTGGGTATAATACCATACTTAGATAAAGTTTCAGCCATATGGGCACTTCTAAAAGACAATATAGCACACTCTTTATTTTTTCTTTTATCATATCTCAAATTAGAGTGCATGTTTAGAATTTCTCTAAAATCTTGTAAGATTTTAATATCAGATACTTTTAATGAGATAGAAATCATAGGGCTGCGCTTTTTATCTAATGCGACATTTCCGTCTGCAAACATTAACCCTAAAAAGTAGGCTTTTTCTTCTGTGTCTATAATATCAAAAAAATCTTCTTTTAAAAGTCTGTTTTTACTTAAACCTTTTCTTTTTATTGGAATATTATTTTTCAATAAAACAGCACGAATAGCTTCGTCCCTACAGTGATAAAATCTTGCTAAAAAAGTTAAAGTTTGTCCTTCCTCTTGGTATTGATAACAAATCTTATCTTCAACGTCTTTTTCAAAAGTTCTTATAGTATTCACCTCCTTTTTAATATTTAAGCACTTTATGTGTGAAGTGTGGTTTTTCGCTTGCGCTATTAATTTCTTAGTCGTTGAACCTTCTCATTGGCTAAATGAGCTTGGCTGCTGATTGCCATGCCTAATAAGGTTTAGGTTTTCCAGCAATTTACCACATTATTCGATATATATTTCTATATAAAGGGGCTAATCTTTAACCCCGTCCAAATCCTCCTCCGGCATAAATGATTGTATTATCTTTATTTGAAATAGCATCAAATAAACATATTTGCTCTGCATTTCTTGGAACAATACAATCTATCCATTGATTGCATATTTTTCTTTCTTTTATAGGTAATAATTTATTATTCTTACAAACAAATTCTCCCATAATTGTATAATCTGTTTCTCCATGCTTATCAATATAAGGATTATTAGTATCTTTTACAATTAAATATTGATTTTCACATAGCTCTATCCCATCTGGAATTTTACCAGTAGTGAAAACTTCATCTAATTCTTTATTGTAAAGATTCTCGTCAGTTTTTATATACCAATATTCAACACCTGTATAATCATCTTTATTACTATATCCTTTTGTTTTAATATTTTTAATTGTTGCACGGACTTTAAGATAAACATCGTTAGTAATAAGAATCCCATCACACTCTTTGGCAATTTTAAGAAGTTGATCATCAACTGGCATATTCCATTTTTCACATTCGCTTGTAAAATTAATGTTATTTAAATTTCTTGAAATATATACTGCGGCGCGGCGAGCATTAAAAGCAATATCGTTATTTACATGCTTTTTTAACTCATCTAATTCTTTTAATACACTTGTTGCAATAATTAATTGATTATTTTTATCTTCTACAATTTGAGGGTAATCAAGTAATACGTTTGAATCAATTACAAATATCATAATACCTCCTAAATAAAAAAAAAGAGAGAAGTAATCCTTCTCTCTTGTAATTAAACCAATTCTTTAATTCGAGACAACGCATTATCAAATTGGTTTATTTGATCTGGAAGGATTTCAGAAAATTTTGTTGGTTTACCAAATTCTTCACTTAAAATTGCCAATGCTTGTTCAACTTTTTCTTCTTGAACAATTTTTCCCCAGACCTGCTTTGCTTCATCCATCATATAATCAAAATCTCTTTGAGTATATGGATTCGAATCATTAGTAACTGTTCCGCCTTTATGTGCGACTTCGGCATCGACAGCATCACATACTGCTTTAACAAGGTTCTGATATGAAAGTTCAATTCTAGGAACTATATAATGAAATCTTGAACCAGCAAGAAATCTATCATCACCTCTAAAAAACAAATATCTTTTTTGTTCAATAGCATCCCCAATTTGAACTGGTATTTGTCTTAAATAAGCTATCGTATCAACCATTTTATTGATTAAATTATATGGACGACTTGGTAACGCAGGAACAATTTTATTATACTCCTTTCCATTATCATCTTTCATTGTTTTTTCAGCTGAGTGAGAAATAAAAAATAAACCATATCCATTAAATGCCAGTTCTCTAAAGCCGGACACAAATTCTTCATCAACCATTTTATAGCCGCCGCCCCATGGAATATCTTTAATATTTTCTACACTCTCTTTATTACACACCCATTTTTCACAGAGTTTATATGCTTCATCAACAGTATCAATTGCTATTGTTGACATTGTATCTTGTAGAGTTCTTCCAGACTCAATTTCTGTATCTTTATCTCTAACAAGTTGGTGTACAGTGTCTCTCCAGTCTTTCCATTTTTGCATCGGGGCAACATGAACATTATGTAATGCATTACTACCCATTTCAAACGATGCAATCAAAACGTTATCAATTTCAGAAGCTAAAGTCGTTTTTCCAACTTTCATTATGTTACCTTAAAGGCTTTTTATCCTCTAATTCTTAGAGTTTCCTATAAGTTCAGCATATCTATCCTTCTTAAATATTATTAAGAAGTGGAGTCTCGTGGATTTTTATTCATAAGAGTTCATTTTGCAGAATCTTTTCAAAGTGTTCTTTTTTTCTTTGTAAGAACATATCACTTTCATTATAAAGAATTTCAAAAATTTTTTTAGTAGATTCAGTACTATACTGAAAATAATATAAAGGATGTTTCCTATTCTGGGTTAAAATTTTTACTTTTGGGATATTATATTCTGCATAAAAATAATTTACAATCCACTCCAACAATTCTTTTGTTGCGCTACAAATCTGCCATCTTAATGACTGATTATTCAGTAAATTAATACTGCCATCGCCATCAAAGTAACCCCGAATATAATCAATCCAATATTTTTTCTGCAATTTATAAGGAGGTTTTAAAACAAAAGTTTTATTCGGTACAATATTATATTTTACTAAATCTTTTTTATGCTGGAAGCAAGTCCAATATAATTCTACCACATCAAAGCCATCTTTATTCATATATTCTTTTATCTCATTTTCAATATCAACTTTTCTTTTGATTTTCTCTAAAATCTCTTTATCTTTTTTCGCTAAACTAATTTTTATTCTATTAGTAGTCTTACTAATATTACCATCGGCTGCAATAAATCCCATTAACCAAGCCATATCGTGTGATTCATTATAGAAATAATACTCATTTTTATTTAAAGCTCGATTTTCATTTGAAAGTTTTGCTGCTTCACTGAAATTTCTTATACTGACATTATATCTGTTTAAAATGTATTTTACATTGTTTTGAGATAAATTATATTTATTTCCCGACTTAAGAAGTCCATATCCTTTATTTAGGTAATTATCCAGAACATCTTTTTCTATCTCTTCTAAAGAATATTCATAATTATTTCTTTTTAAGATAGCATTTTCCGAACAATTTCTTATGTGGCATCCATTTTCTTTCAAAATTTTTCGAATAGTTTCTGTTCCTTTATTATATTTCTTCGCTAATTCTGCAATAGTTAAAAACTTTTCATTGTAATCATTACAAATCTGTTTCTTCATTCGAACAAACTCTCCTATGTTATTTTATCTATGCGTTGCGGCTGTTTATTCTTTTAAAATAAACTTCGCCTCTGATTGGCATATCTAAAAGACTTAGCCTCCCAGTTTTTTACTCCAATTTAATTAATTAATTGCTTAATTAATTCCCAAAGTTTTAGGATCTCCGTAAAGTAAGGTAAATTTACCTTTTAAATTACGACTGATTTGCTGAGGTTCTAATTTCAATAAATCTATAGCCATATTATACCTCCATCATAAAAAATCTTGTTAATATCGGATATTAAAATCCGACATTAAAAGACTTATCAGAAGTTGTATTTGTTGGCTTTTTTACTGACAAAGCATCAATGCGTCCCTGTCTTTCATCAAGGGCGAGTTTAATTGTATCCATATCATAAGAAAGTTCTTCCTCAAGACCGCAAGGACTACCACCAGTAATAATCAATTCTCTCTTAGATTCTGTACGAGTTCTCTTAATTGGCTCACCAAATCCCTGCTCTTCTGTCCAAGTTTTTACAGTATAACTCATATTAATTGCACCAGTAAGAGTTACTGTATCACCCTTTTCCCACTTTGTTCTAATATGATTTATTGCCGCTGGATTCTCTGCAATAAGCTGAATTACATCTGCCTTTCCAAGATATCCAATAACAATAAACTTTACAATTAATCTTCCAGTTTCTTCTCCATCTTTATTAAGTTCTTCCTTTATATCTCCAACTACACCAGAAAGTTCAAATCGTGCATTTTCTTCATCATCAGCGCCAGCTTTTCTCATAAAATTTGAGGAAATCTGAAAACCAGTTCTTGGCTGATTAGTCTGCTTATCTAACCAAATACTCTCCTGAATTTGTCCACCTGTAATAAGCACTTTAGATGCCTGGGATGGTGTTTCTGCTGCGGCCAAAGAAATAAAATCTTCCTTCATTTTTACAATACTATCATAAACAGCATTCTTTGTCTTATCTTTCTTCAATCTCATAGAGAACATTCTTACAGGAATTTCATTTTCTACTGTCTTTCCACCAATTTCCTGATCTACCTTGATGTTTGCTATACCCTGTACATATTCTCTACCATCTGAAGTCTGCTTTTCCTCAATATTAAGTTCACTTAATACACCCATAATTGTAACTTTATTTATAGACTGTACCTTTTTAATATCTAACATATAATTCCTCCAAAAATATAAAATATAATAAAACAAAAATTTTAATTAATAATGGGTTATAAATTTGTGGAGAGTTAAACTCTCCACATTAACTTATAATTAATTACTCAGCCTTAGCTTCTGTTTCAGCATCGGGGTCAAATGCTTCGCCAGCTTCTGTAAGACAGAAATAGCTAACTTCCTTTGTTTTTCCATCCTCTGTCTCAACTGTCTCCTTAAATCTCTCTGCATAACCCTTTTTAACAAGACCTGTTACAGAACCTGTTACAGAACCTGCCTTCTCAAAGCCAAGAGCTTCCTGAACCTGCTTAGTTGTAAACTTAACGCCTGCACCTGCACTCTTAAGATACTCAAATACCTTTCTACTTCCTTCTGTCATCTTTGTTGCCATTTTTCATCTCTCCTTTAATAAATAAATTTAATATTTTTTTTATAATTAAATAGCAGGTCATGCTATTTATTAACTTTCTATAATTATTATACAATTATTTATGGATAAAGTCAAATTTTTAATTTTCTATCGTTTCAGAATTTTCTGAATTTGACTTTCCCATTAATATTTTAATGATTTGCTGTGCCTGTTCTCTTGCCGTTGTTAAATTCTTAATTTGATTTTGCCAACTTTCGCTTAGATATATAAATGCAAGAGCGACATAATTTATTTCTTTCAAAGATAAATTAAAATCATTGTCAATAATTTTCTTTCTTACTGCTTAAAAT